CTGCCGTTGCAAATCCCCTGAAAAAGCTGAATCAGTTTCCTGATTAGCCGCCGTAGGATTGAACTGAATGAAATTAGTAGTTCCTGCCATATTTTAACCCCATTTTACAACTCTTATAATAGATGATATAATTTAAATATGAAAAAGTACGTCATCTATCGTTGGACACACGTTGAGACAGGAAAAAGCTATGTCGGTTACTCTAGTTACACATGCAAACAGAGACTAGTAGGTCATTTAAAGAGTAAAACTCATTTCGGACTAGCTCTACGAAAGCACGGGGTGGAGGCTTTTACTTCTGAGATTTTAGAGACGCTAGACTCCATGGATAAGGCCTATGAAAGAGAGATTTTCTGGATAGCAGAACTAGGAACTCTATGGCCTGATGGCTATAACCTACGACCTGGTGGAAACGGGAATCACAACAAGAAGGGGGACTATAAACTTTCTGATATAACAAGAAAGGCCCTTTCTTTTGCTAAACTAGGATACCCTATATCTGAGTCTCATAAGAAAAAAATCTCCGAAGCTAATAAAGGGAAAAAACGAACAAAAGAACAAAGGCAGAATATCTCTAGGGGTTTACTAGGAAACACCAACTATAGAACAGTAACTAAAGAGCAAGTTAGGGCCATAAGAGAAGACTGCACTAAAAGTATAGATGAGTGGGCTAAAGAATTAAAAGTCCATCCACAGAATATATGGAGCATTAGAACCTTTAGAACATTTAAAAATGAATGAATAACTTCACCCCCAAATCCCTACTCCAAAACCGGCGATGTATGCGTTAGCGGGACCAAACCCGAAGAATGGAATATCACCAAAGACATAGTTATAAGCAACAGCTTGTGGCCGTGGAATAATCATGTCATGGGTAATCATGTCTTGAATGATGGAAGTAAAACTACCGTAGATAACAATGGTGGCCGTCATGTTCTGATTGTCTATGACGCTAATCTTACCACCTGGAAACAATGTTACCCATATAGGATACATACTGCCAATAACACCATTCCACTGGTTATTGGCGATAGTAGCCCTAAGAAGTAGTCTATACGTGGTGTCATCCAGTATAGGACTAACCCCACCACTAGGCTGGAATGGAACCACTCTTGAAACCCCTATGATAATACCGAGAGTGTCTAATTGAACCCCAACAGCATAGTCTAAATCAAAGTTGGAGGTTATGAATTGAAGGCAATTAGAGGTGTTGTTGGCGATAGCTAAGACCGCATTCAACCAAGGGTTAAAGAGAGGAGCTGTTCTATACTCAGAGGTTAGGATATTAGCATAGTACCCTGTACCAATAGACTGAACCGGTAGTTGTCCCATTATATCACCGTAAGAACTACGTCAGCAGTGACGCATGTTGCTACTTGGTAGAACAGAAGAGTTAGGTCTGTGGTAGCTGTTGGAGAAGCCGCGGTGCCTAAAGTCATAGCTCTAATTGAGAATGTCGGGAGTGAGAGGTTGGATATAACAGATAGAGCCGCTCCATACAGAGCCGACTGTGTGACCTCTTCACCAATACCTAGACTATTCAAGTAGGCTACGATGGCTGCTATGATAGCGTTTTGAGTAGCTGTGGTAAAACCAAGAGTTAGTCCGTGAACGCTCAGGCTCACATAAATAGGAACTAAACTAGCCACTATGTAACCAATCTCTGTAACTACGCCAGAATTAGGATCAGTGACTGGTGTAATAGTCATAGCCGTAGCTGTGGCCCCTTGGGTGTTGCAGCCGATTCCACGGTTATTAAATATAGCCGTAGCTATAGCCAGAGGTACTCCACCCTCTACAGTAGCCGTCATAGAGTGACCACCATTACCATATGAATCTGTGACAGCCGTTTGATTCTCTAGTACTAAGGCTCTAGTAACTCCTGGTACAGCTAGAACCTCAGCAGTAGTACCCGCCAACCTAGTACTAGACGGCAGAGCCACTGATATAGATTGACGTGCTCTAGCATTAGAGTCAGATTCAACAGATGTGCCTACGTTAGCAGGAGATAAGTTAGTAACAGAAGACCATCCGGCGGTAAATCCACCTACCGGGTTAGTGATGGTATTAGCCGCCGCACTTATAGCTCCACTCTGTTGGCACACTGCTGTAGCAGATACCGTACCTCCGACTCCAATAGTTACTCCTGCAGGTAACTGCCATAGGATACCATTAGAATCAGATACTACAGCACTGTTGATAACCTTACCTGCTGAACCACCAAGGAGTAAGGATACCGTAGAAGGAGTAGATACTAAACGCGTTAAGCCATTCAGCTTAAGAATAGAGTCTAGGTCAGATCCTACGGCTGTAAGAGGAGAACGCGCGTTATAAGACAGTTGACAGAGATTCTCATTATCAGTCAACTTAAGAGCGAGTGCCGATATCCATTGGTAGTCAGCTGAATCATTCCCGAGATAGGTCGTTGATCCGTAAATAGACTGATAGGCGCCTAATATAGCATTCTGGATATTCGTAAATCCATTAAGAATCAATCCCGCCGAAGTAACCACTGGAGGAGAATATGCCATAATTAAGTTTCCTAACTAGTCGAATTACCTAAAGACAATAAAGTGGCTGGAGAGTTACTGATAGTAACTATACCAAAGATGGTATTGACCTCAGCTGAGTAGGTATAACCTCGGCCTACGTATGTGACAACTAAAGAGTTGATACCGATGACGTAAGGCGTAAATGAGGTAATTCTACCTGAGATGAGATTGGTGATAATCTCTATGTTTCTTTGACTACCAGAAGAGCCCAGCATAGACTGAAATAAAGGTAGCCCATCGGAGAGGTTTAGAAACCATTCACCTTCGAATAGCCGCATCCTAGTCCCGAGTATCTGAGTTACCGCATCTAGATCGGATAAGAAGTTGTTAAGCCCGTTGCCTTGTTGAGGTTCCCGTGTCAAGGGGTCTAGGGCTCTTACGGTTATAGTCGGCATCTAGTCTCCTATGGAATCATACACTATAGTACGGAATCTTAACTGCGGTACCATTAACCATAGCAGGAAGATAGCCGGCAGGCGTAGCGGGAAGAGCCGAGGCTGAACCAGATGTGGCTGAGGTGGCCGTGGCTACTGGGATGAATGAATTGGAAATCCACGCCGTCGTATTGATTGCGTCGTAATAGATTGTAGTCGCAGTAGCTGTTGACGTGTTATCAATCTGAACTTGAGTTTTTATCGAAAGAGCACCAGAGTTCAAACTACCGGTGTATGATTGATTTAAGTTCTGGAATACAGGTACCCCATTTAGCCACAGATCTTGATAGGCAAATGAATTGGACGCAGAGTCAAAAGTGTAACGGACTTGAAGGTGTTGCCACACGTTTGTAGTAGTCAAAAGCGAACCAATAGGGTATGTCGTCGCCAACCAAGAAGACCCTGTCCATACCCGCCAGTAACCAGATGCACTATCTGCTTGCATAGAAGGGTACATCTGATATGTCCCATTATACAGAGTAACGTTAGGTCCCTCTAGAGCTTGTGGAGTATTAGATGACGATGGAATATAGAACCATAGGTCAACTGTGACATCCGTCAAAAGGGCT